GGCAGACATCAAGGCGTGGGCCGATCAATATCGTCCCAAGATGATCACCTTTGACAAGTACACGACGCAATCAATCGCTGAAAGATTGGCCAATGCTGGACAGATAACGCAGGACGTATCAGGGCAGCAGTTCTATCAGGCTTGCTCTGATCTCCTCGATGGTCTAGTTAATGGTCGAGTAGTCCACAACGGCCAAGAAGAATTAATAAAGCAGATGAATAACTGCGCGGCAAAGACTAACGACAGTTCTTGGCGCATCGTGAAACGTAAGAGTGCAGGCGATGTCTCCGCGCCGATCTCCCTGGCTATGGTTGTTTCGATGCTTATGAAACCTCAACAGATCGCAGCTATTTACACCGAGTAGTGTATAATTGCCCTCTATGGGTATCCTTTCGCGCCTCACAGGTGCAGCACCGAAGTCTGATATCGAAGCGCAATACGCACCGCAGGTCTTAGGTGAGTATTCGCCTTATGCGATGCCGTTCCAATTTGCCTACGTCAGACGCACCGAGGCGATGGGAGTTCCAGCACTAGCTCGATGCCGTAACCTACTCGCTGGCACTATCGGCACTATCCCTTTAGAACTTTACAAGAAGTCAACGGGCGAAGAATTAGGCAAGCCTCTCTGGCTTGATCAACCTTCATATTCTCAACCTCGATCAGTAACTATTGCCTACACAGTTGATTCACTTCTATTCTACGGACAAGCATTCTGGCAAGTCGTAGAGACTTATCAGGAAGATGGTCGCCCTTCTCGCTTCGAGTGGATCGCTAACAGTCGTGTAACTGCAACACTTGATCGCGATAACGTATTCGTAAAGTCTTACGCCATCGATGGCACAACAGTTCCAATGGACGGCCTCGGATCTCTCATTACCTTCCAATCATTAAGCGATGGCATCCTGAATACGGGAACTTCGACAATTCGCGCAGCTCTGGACATCCAGAAGGCGTCAGTAATTGCAGCAGCTACCCCAATGCCTACTGGCTACCTAAAGAACACAGGCGCGGATCTACCGCCTGCGGAAGTTCAGGGATTACTTGCAGCGTTCAAGAATGCCCGTCAGAATCGCTCTACCGCTTATCTTACTTCTACTCTAAATTACGAGACCGTAGGATTTAGCCCTAAAGACATGATGTACAACGAGGCGATTCAGAACCTTGCGACCGAAATTGCTCGCCTTTGCAACGTACCGCCTTATTACGTCTCAGCAGATCAGAACACGACAATGACATACGCCAACGTGCAAGACGAGAGACTTCAATTCTTGACTCTATCCTTGCAGCCTTTCGTCTCTGCCATCGAGGATCGTCTCTCAATGGATGACATCACAGCTCGAGGCAATGTTGTTAAGTTCGATCTTGATAGCAATTACCTACGCACCGATCCACTTAAAGAACTTTCAATCATCCGCGAACTTCTCGATCTCCAGTTAATCACACAGGAACAAGCCATGGAGATGACAGACCTAACACCTAATGGAAGCGAAGGCATGCAATGAAAGAGATGCTCACATTCTCAGCAGAACTCACAGCAGACGCGTCAGAGCGCACGATCTCTGGAAAGATTGTTCCCTTTAACGGCGAGGTCGGTAATACATCCGCTGGCGCCGTAGTCTTTGAGCGTGGCGCGATCAATATCGCTGACTCATCTAAAGTGAAGCTCCTACTGGAGCATGATCCAAAGCAGCCAATCGGCCGCGCTCAATTCTTCAATGAAACCGAGGACGGAATCTACGCATCGTTTAAGATTTCTAAATCATCCCGTGGCACCGATGCTCTCATCGAAGCCTCAGAAGAACTCCGCACCGGACTTTCAGTCGGAGTTATGGTCAACGCAGCAAAGCCAAAGAACGGCGTGCTGTACGTATCGAGTGCCGACCTGCTCGAAGTAAGTTTGGTGCAAGCAGCAGCCTTTAAGTCTGCAGCTGTTACCGATATCGCGGCATCAGAAGAAGAAGCCGTGGAAGAAACCCTACCTACAGAAAGCGAGACAGTCGTGGAAGACACAACAGTCGAAGCAACACCAGTAGAAGCTGCGGCAGTTGAAGCTGCTCGTCCTACTGTAACCGCGATGGCTTACTCAAAGCCTCGTATTGAACTAACAGCTGCAAAGTACGCAGAGAACACAATCCGCGCAGCGCTCGGAGACGACTCAGCTCGTCAATGGATCGCAGCAGCAGACAACACAACAGACAACGCTGGTCTTGTACCAACACGTCAACTCTCAGAGATCATCAACCCTCTCTCAACAACTATCCGTCCATCAATCGATGCGATCTCACGCGGAGTTCTACCTGATGCAGGTATGACTTTCGAGATCCCAAAGATCACAGCAGTTCCAACTGTTGCAGAAACAGCAGAAGACGCGGCATTCTCTGACACAGATCAGAATGCAGCATTTCTCTCAGTATCTGTCAAGAAATACGCAGGACAGCAGACATTCTCTGTTGAATTGCTAGACCGTACATCCCCAGCATTCTTTGATGAGCTTGTCCGCAACATGGCAGCAGCTTACGCAAAGACAACAAACGCAGCAGTAAACGCTGCATTGATCGCAGGCGCAACAGCAGATGCAACAACCACAGTCACATACCCAACAGCTGCAGAGCTTCTCGGTATCGTCGCTCGCGGATCAGCATCTGTCTACGGCGCTACAGCAGGACTTCCAAATCCATTCGCTCGTAACATGGTCGTATCTACAGGACAATGGTCTAACATCATGTCACTCAACGATGCAGGACGTCCTATCTACACAGCTTCACAGCCAATGAACGCAGGCGGAGCAGTATCACCTACATCTCTCACAGGTAACGTTGCAGGTCTTAACCTCTACGTAGATCCTACAAACGCAGGCGATGGCGATGGAACTATCCTCATCGTAAACCCAGACGCATACACATGGTTTGAGTCACCAACCTACCGCCTACGCGCTGAATCAACAGCAGCAGGACAGGTAACAATCGGCTACTACGGCTTCGGAGCAATCGCTACCAAGGTCGGAGCAGGCGCATTCAAGAATAACAAGGCGTAAGCCACACTAAGTCGCTGGCGGCGGAGTGCCCTTCTCCGCCGCCAGTCTTTAGAAAGGATCAGCATGGCATTGACAACAGTCGCAGAGCTTCGCACTGCCCTTGGCGTCGGTACGCTCTACGCGGATGCAGTTTTGCAACAAGTTTGTGACGCAGCTGATAATGTCCTTCTCCCTTTCATCTGGGCGAACACTCTTTCGATTATTGGGCACAGCAACACAGCCAACACAGGCACCTCATATTTTGCAGATTCAATCGTTGATGTCCTATACGTTGGCCAGACTGTAAACATCACAGGCGCAGGATCTAAGCACAACGGATCAAAGACCATCACAGGACGCGACACTCGCTCCATTACTTACGCGATCACAGGCAACAATAACGCCGTTACTCCGCGCCATCCTATTAACCCTTACGGCCTACTCGCCGCAGATACTTATCTCGACCCTTCAACAGTGCCAGCCATTCAAGAAGCTGCACTTATGATCTCCATTGATATCTGGCAATCTCGCCAAGCCCCATCATCTGGCGGCGTGACGATCGATGGCTATCAGCCAAGTCCCTACCGCATGGGTAACACTCTACTTGCTCGCGTCCGTGGCCTTCTAGCGCCTTATCTTGATCCGCGTTCAATGGTGGGCTAATGGCCGCCATCTCAACACTCCGCGCAGGCATTGCCTCAGCTCTTACAGATAACACAAAATACTCAGTCTTCTCATTCCCACCTGCGACCCCTATTGCTAACAGCGTCATAGTCGCGCCAGCAGATCCATACATCTCACCGTCTAACGGATGGCATGCATCGATTTCGCCAATGGCTAACTTCGTCATTTCTGTGATGGTTCCCTTGCTTGATAATGAAGGCAACCTGAACGGAATGGAAGATAACATCGTTCGGGTCTTTAACCTGCTCGCTGCGTCTTCCTACACCTACAACGTCACCCAGGTATCGGCTCCGGCTGTTCTGAGTGCCGTCTCTGGTGATCTACTAACCTGCAATATCAATATCTCAGTCCTAACGAGTTGGAGCTAAAATGTCCGAGTGGGAAAAAGAGCAAGAGGCCTTCCTGATCAAGATCGGGCAGGTAGCACCATCAGCACCTAAGCCAGTAACTACTAAGAAAGACGAGGAATAATCTCATGGCTGTATTTCTGAATAATGGAGTAGTCGTATCGGTTAATTCCGTCGATCTATCTGACCACGTTACATCTGTAACACTTACCCGCGCATTCGATGAGCTTGAAGTTACCGCAATGGGAGATTCAGGCCATAAGTTCGTCAAGGGTCTAGAGGCTGCATCGATCACAATCGACTTTCTCAATGACACAGCGGCAGGCGAAGTTCTAGCAACCCTACAGGCTGCATACGGAACAAACGTTACCGTCACACTTAAGCAGACTTCTGCAGCAGTATCTGCGACTAACCCTCTCTACACAATGACCTGCCTAGTCAATAACCTCACCGACATTAACGGTGCAGTTGGCGATCTCGGTACTCAGTCTGTAACATGGAACGTATCAGGTACTGTAGTAGTAACCACTTCATAATCAACTAACAAAGGGGCACAACATGGCAAAGTTAATCGTCACACTAGCGGATAACAGCGTTACCGAGATCGAGATCACTCCTCGCCTTGAGTACGCGTTCGAGCTATATGCCAAAAAGGGATTTCACAAAGCGTTCCGCGATGATGAAAAGCAGTCAGACGTTTATTGGTTGGCATGGGAAGGCCTTCGACTAAGTGGAGTCACAGTCAAGCCATTCGGCGCAGACTTTCTCGAAACTCTAAAGAGTGTA